TGCAATGGCAGCAAGTTGGGGGCTTAGTGGTTTCGTTTCTTCGTCCACTACTCCATCACTATTATCGTGAGAAATGCCCACTTTTTCAGGTGGAAGCTCGTATTGTTCCGGCGAGGCATTCGTGCGCATGAGTTGCGTGCGCAGCTGTTGGACGCGGGAAACCTGAGGTTCTGCGCCCGTGGTGACACCACCGGCAGTATTGCCGACGGATGGGACTGCTGATATTTTCATCTATTTTCCTTGTTAAGCCGCCTGGTTAGGTGCATTAGGCACGAGCGGCGAGGTTGGTGGCGCTTCCGGAGCGGCCTGTGGTTGGCCAGGCATAGGCTGCGGAGGCGGCGGCGTTGCGGCTTGGATCAGCGTGTTGACTTGCTTGAAGAAGGTGCGAAGTAGGTCCGCCTTTTCTTCTTCCAAACCGCACGCCAGATAGAGGTTCAGGTACTTCACCGTAAGCTCATTGGCCAAGGCGAGGTCCATGAAAATGTCTGGAGGCGTGTACTTGCCGTCCTCGACGATTTCGTCCAGGTACTTGAAGATTCTTTCTTCCGAAGCGTTGTCTAGCTTCTCGTCTTGTTCCAAGTCCTCATAGTGCATCAGCCTACGGCCTTCTTTTACCGTGAGCATACCGGATTGCACGCGCTCGGTGATCGCAGCGATGCGCCCGGCTGGGGACCTTGGGAGCGAGGATTCAGAGAAACATTGAATGACAAATGGATCATCGAGGATCGACATCTTAGGAAGGTCGATTTCTTTGGTGCCATCTTTGTTCGGGTAGACAGTTTGGTACTTGCCGGTGCGGTTTGCGATATCTCTAGCCGTATCGACGATGAGATAGGCAAGATCGACGAAGATTTGATCATATTTTTTCGATGTCTCAGAGAAGCGAGCATCGTTAACGTCTTCGAAACTTCGTACCGCTTCGCCTGAATCCAAGCCGCGAGGCTTTTCGCCTGTGGCCTGCATATCGCTGATGCCTTCCTGCTTCAGTCCATAGCTAATGAGCTTGTCGCGCTCGGCATAAAGCTCAGGAGCGTTACACGGCGCTACTTCGTAGCTAGGCTTTGTTCCTGAGAAGGTGACAAGTACGCCGATTTCATTGTTTTGGTGAGTTTTGACAACCTTTGACGATTGATCAATGAATACCCTTGGTACTCCAACGAGCATGATGGCTTTGCTGATAACGTGTAGGATTCGATTGAGCGAAAGCTGCGTACCAAAGAGCCGAGTAGCCAAACCCTGCCCCCAAAATCCCAAGAACGGATCGGAGTAGTTGAAGAAGACGAAGGGGAATTTTGGTTTGTGCCATTTTTCTTCAAAGATGATCCCCGATGCGGTAGCGATTACATGGCGTCCTGGTATGTAGCCGGGAGCTTTCTGGTCATCGCCAGATGGCAGCTTCCAGGCTTCAAACACCATCACTTGATCGGCGGTAGTGCGGCCGGAATCAGGCGAGTTATCTGGGTAGGATTGAGGCGTGGCGTCGATGATACCAGCGGCCTTTGGATTGTTGGCAGCTAGCTTGTCTCTGTCCATGAGCTTTAGCTGTATTAGCTGCTGCGGCTCGCCGTTTAGCGCATCATTGTCATCGACGTAAAGGTCCGTGGTCATAACGCGGTCAACCTGCACCTTGTCGTCGTGACCTTCGTAAACCTTGAGAGCACCTGATCCCATCACAAGGCCATCGCGGAACATCTTTTTGCCCTTGATATAGGCCTTGGTCTGGTAAAACTCGCCCAGGATGAACTGGTTAAGCTGCTGGGCTAGGTGGCGCTCGCGGTAATCCCCACCATCGGTCAGAAACTTAGGCGTTGGCTCGTTTTGGCCGATCCTGCTGACCAGCGTATCGGTGGCGACCGAGACGAGGTTAAAGGTCGGTTTGTCATCTGGCAGGGACTTGGTTTTGTCCATCTTGGACACGTTAGAACCAGCGTAGGAATAGACCGATAGGCCACAGTAGAGGCGAATGTCCACGGCTAGCTGGCGAATGCGGTAGGTCTGTGCGGTTTTGAGATAGGCAGCGGTACCGCAAAGTTCTGCGCATAGTTGCGCTTCGTCCTCTGCCTTCCACCATTCAGCAAGGATGGCGGTTCCATCGGTGTCTTTGCCCTTGGTCCGCATCGTAATCTTGGACGGCCCACCATCGGACTTGCTGATTTTCATTGCGTTCCGCCTGCGCTGTAGAACATGAGTTGTTCCGGCGTTAATTCGTCGTCTGTTTCTTCTTCCGCCTCACCTTCGGCCAGCTTTCTAGGCGCAGGAAGGTCGCCGAATTTCACCTTGATGCCTTCAAAGTCAATCTCGGTAACTCCCTGCTTACGGCACAAAGTCAGAAGCTTCTTAAGCTCTGTAAGGTTCATGCTGGCCTTGGAAGTTTGTCACGCTTGGTGCGGGATCTCATGATTTTAGACACGATATCGTGCCTGTCTTCGTCCTCTTGATCGTTGCCAAGCTCGTCGCCAGAGTTAGCACCTGTGTAGTGCTGCTCTAGGTCATCTTCGAGCGCTAATTCGTCAAAGGCATTAGGCTCAAAATCTGCCGTTATCTCAGTCTTGTTGGCAAGTTTGCCACCTTCCGAGTAGTGCTTGGCCATGATCTTGGAAATCATGTCGTCGTCTTCGATCTCGCCGCCACCGGCAAGGTGCTCCCTACCGCCACGCATGTCCATTAGCTCATCAAGGATTTCACGATGCTTATCCTTTGAGCTTTTGTCACCTTCCCTAGAGAAAGCGCCTTTAGGCTCGGACTTGTAATCGCGGTAGTCTTCGCCCGCTTCGCTAGCGCCACGGCCATAGCGTTCGTCGCCCACAGGCTTATGAACACCCTTGTCGTGCTTCTTCTTACCCAGCCGGTACGCGATGGCCATGGACATAGCTTATTCCCCCGCGAAGATGTTGATGATGCCTTTAACTGCGTTTGGCGCTGCGTCCACTGCGTTTGCAGAGGATAGAACCACGGTCACTACGTCACCGGCTGTGCATTGCAGGACAATCAAGCTACCGACGATGGGCTGGGTAGGCGTTGGGTTAGTGGCCGATCCGCCAACAGTGAGCTTGGTCACGCCGTTGAGTGCGACGACAACTTGCAAGCCAGACTGGCCAGCAGTGCTGGTCGAATCAGCCGAGGTGCCTTGGACAAATGGGACAAAGATCTTGAAGCCAATCGTGTAGAGCCCAGTGGATGGAATGTTGAAAGTCTGCGTTCCAAGGCCAGCTACAGGAGTCGATGCAATCGGCGATAAGCTATTGATGGTCATTTAAACTTCTCCTGAGTAGGTTTGTGCGTCCTGTTCTTTGTCTTCTTCCTTGATATGCTCAACTAAAGAAGTTAAGGCTTCTTTTAAAAGCTTAACATCCTTCTTACCAACGGCTGATAAGATGTCTTCGGCAATAGCATCAAGCATCTCATAGTCTTCTTCTTCATCAGGCTTGCGCATGATTTCATCATCCGGCCCACCTGCTATTGCTTCTTGCTTATGTTTTAAAAAAGGTAGCATTTTGGTCCTTTTTGGTAGGAAATCATCCCTATTAACGTCTAAAATGCTCATGTGCGGCGGGAATGGAGAAATGGCGTCTCGCTAGGCTCATAACCTAGATATCGGTTGGTTCGCATCCAACTCCCGCTACCAGTGATTTTTGGCAAGTAGCTCAGTTGGTAGAGCGGGAGACTGTTACTCTCCTGGTCGGTGGTTCGAGCCCATCCTTGCCAGCCACCAAATGAAAGAAACCGTCCATCGTCGATGAGCGGTTTTTTTATGTGTAATTTCCCATGCTTGCCTAAATGCCGACCGTCTCTGCCGGAAACCGTCCAATTCTGTCCAATTGCCCGCTAGCTTCCGGGCAATAGGATGCCGTGGTACGAATTAGGCGTTAATTGCTTCCTACCAGCCCTGTGGTTCGGTAGGCCAATCACCCTTGGAGCCATTCTTTTCCAGAATGTCGCGCTCCCTGTCCCAAATATGCTCGGCTTGCTTGGCAAACCATTCATTCGAGCCGATCGGGATGACATGTGCCAAGGCTCCCCAATGGTAGTGGTAGCCGTTGCGCCAAGCGTAAAGGAAAGCATCGCACCTGTGGTTAGGTAGGGCTGGATGCTCTTTCTTGGGCAGCTTGATGGTGTCGCCGTCTGTCACCCAGACCAAGGCCAGCATCTCATCGCGCAAGTCTTTGGTGTCGTCGTTGTCGACAAAGAGGATCTTGGCCTGCACTAGGTCGGCATTGCAGAGCTCGATGAAGGTGGCTTTGTCTTGCTTCTCGGCATACTCGAAAGCGATGCCGTAGCGCTGGCGCATGGATTCAACGCCTTGCTTATTGGCTCCGTCGATGAATACCTTGGCAATTGGGTATTCACGGTCGTCTAAAAATTCCTGCGTTTTGGCTGCTACCTGATCAAAGGTCATCTTCTTTTCGGAGTGAGTTTTGACAACATAGCAATGCGGATCATTGGCGTGGAATCCGGTCAGTACAAAAGCGTTATCGTCTTCCCAGCCAGTGTCAATTCCAAGAACAAATGTCCATCCAGCTGTTGAAAGATGAGGAAGTTGACGTACAAGATTCCTGCTAGGATTAAAGCGGTAACAAAGTTTGTTCTCATCAACCACCCATTCATTTAAAAACCACTGCCTAAATTGCGATGTTTCCATGTACAGCGGTCGGTTTTTACGAATGTCCTCTAAGTTCTCTTGCCACTGCTTAGCAACGTGGGGGTTATCGTGCGCCGTCCACTTAAAAAGCTCCCAGCCTGGTTCAGCGCCGGTAGTTACGTCATAGAACAAGCCGCGAGGAAAGTCGGACGCTGTGCCGAACATGGCGATGGTTCCACGGTCGCCACCGGCATTGGGATCGACCATGGCGGGGCCAAGGATGCCGTAGACGAAGTTGCGCATATCGACGGTATACATGGATGCTTCGTCAATACAGACAAGCCGCCACTTTCGGCCTAGAAGCTTCAGCATTTCGGATTGATCTGCGTCGATACCAGTGACAGCGATGAGAGAGCCGCTTGGCATAGTCATCGTGAGATCGGCCTGGTTAGGCTTGGCGTTTAGCCCATGCAGCTTGTCTAGGACACGAAGAATATCCTTCCAGACGATATTCTTTGCGGATTGCCTGGTAAGGCCGACGAATAGGACGTTACATCCGGGATTCTCAAGCGCTTCGTGTACAAGGTATAGGCCAGCGGTGAAGCTTTTGGCACTGCGGCGAGTGCAGAATAGAGCTTTGAGCTTGGCTGGATGAGTGATGAAGTCGCGTTGCTGCCAGAAAACATCGCGGTGGCCGAGAATGTCAGGCTTGACGGTTTTAACCGTTGCTGTGCGCCTAGCAATCTCGGCCAGTATCTTGGCGGCTTGCTGGTTGTCTATGTCCAGAGCGATTTGAATCTCTGCCACAGGCTTGGTTTACGAGTTATCTCAAAAGTTACCATTGGCTTAGGCGTGATCCTGATGCGATCTTCTAGGCGAGCGAATTCAAGCCTGGCTTCCTTGGGAGGTGTTGCGGCATAGATGGCGCGTGCTTCCGTGAGATCTGCGTCCGCTTGCTTGATGATCTTCTCGCGCTTTTCCGCCACAGACCAATCCTTGTATGCTTGAAGCTTCAGCGCTCTGTACTTGGCCATCTGCTCTAGCTCGGCCATGCGCTGCGCCTTGTAGGCTGCTGGCGATATCTCCTGATGAATAAATACCTCTGAGAATGATTCGTTGACTTTCATTCTGGTTCGGGAAAGCTTTCTTTTCCCAACATGCTAAGCATAAATCCTTGGGAGCAATACATGGCATTAGCGAACCAGCAAACCATTTCAATTTCATTAATTTCTGGATGCTGTTTGCAAAAAGATCGAGCCCAATTGACCGGACTTCCATCGGTAAGCAAATCATTTCCACAGTTTTCTTGAGGGTTCGGGCCAATAACTTCTTCAAGAATTGCTTTAATTGCGTCATTTAAAACGTGCATTAGAATTTCCTTTTTCTTCCAGTGTTAGGATCGGTCACACCCATCATAGCCGCTGACCTAGATGCTAGTGCGGCCTGCGTGGCTGCGGTCTGGGCGATCTGCTCCACTGGCACAGGCGCAGGTGGTGGCACAAGGTCAGGGTTACGCGCCATGATGGCCAAGGTGGACGCGGCTTGCGGGACGCCAGTAGGCAGCTGCGTTTGCGCTTGAGGATGCGTCATCCATGGCGCTGGCCTGAGATGCTCACAAGCTTCGGCTACCTCGACAAGCCTGGCAGCTACGAACTCTTTCGTCTCAGGTGGTAGCTCATGCTTGGTGAGAAGATGCGCTAGGAAACCTAGTTCGGTCATTTGGTCTTACCAGCGCCAGGACCTTTGAACACATGGTCTTGCGGTGTTGAGACTTGCGCTTCCACCTTGCATACAGGCGCAGGTGCTGGCGCAGGCTTAGGCTCATGGTGTTCATGCGCTTTAATCATCACGGCTACGTTGCTTAGTGGCACATAGCCTACCTCTTGATTCCAATGGACTTCCAAAAGGTTTTCTTCCTTGTCGAGGAAGAGCTTTAGGCCGGTGCGTTTGTGCGGATCTAGCTTTTGTCCGAGGTTGCATCCAGCGACGAATAGTGGGGTATGGACTTCCGCCCATTTGAGCTTGATAGACATAGGTTTCTCACACGAAAGGGTTAAATTTCCACTTAGCATATCTTGATTGGCTATTCTTAGCCCTGATCTGTATCGCAGTCTTCGTTATGTGCGAAATAGTATCAATATCTTTTGGCACTAAAGCGCTACCGATGCCTTGTATCCGCATGAATGGATCGACACACACATAATGCAGCACGTTACCCTGGCAGACTGAGAAGCCAAGAACAACGTCCTCGTCGTCATCTAAAGCCGCGATACGCACATTAGTATCAGGACTATCGAGAATGCGACCAATATATCGCCGGTAGGTATCATAGTAGGTATCAGGGTCGATGAGCTTGAAGTAATCATTTCCATGCCTAAGAGATCTAAGCCAACGCGCATAAATGAGCCCATGGTAATGGTCGGTTTTTTCTCTGGGTATGTTGATGATCCTGTAACTACTCATTTCCCGCCATACTTGTTCATTTGCTTATCGGTGTACGTCTTAATTCCCCATCTCATCTCATATCGCCTGATGATGAGCGTGATGGCATTCCTACACCGATACTCGCCGATCATCTGCAAAGCGTCCTGTATATCTCTGATTCTTTTGCCATCGGCGATCATACACATGATGATCTTGTCCATGGCTCTATCAAACGCTTGGGATTCCACATTCTGTCGCAAGATCGAAAAGTAATCTTGCTTGGCGCTTATCCTGATATCGCTCTGGTTTGAGTATGCATTTACCGCGTATTGCTTAATGACTTCGTTTTCGCCGGTATTCTTTTCTGCATCATCAAAGCCAGCATCCTTGAGCTTGGCGTACCACTCCTTTTGCAATTCTTTAAAGGCTGTGGTTTCCCAAAATCTCAAGAGGATGGATTCTCCTTGGCCTTTTTAAGGGCATAGAGTTCTTGCCGGATTTCTTCGGCAACTTGATTGACACAAAATTTTCGTAGGGACTTGATAAAGAATACGTCTTCTTTGTGATCTTCGGTAGGCCCTAAATGCATCAGCAGATTGGCCAAGGCAAAGGCTTGGGATTCGTAGGTAGCCGTCACGCCTGCGCCCGCGATGATCCGGCTACTCCATTCGTCCCATTCTTTGCGGCCCATGGGCAAAGGCCTAGGCTCATGCAGCTGGCCTAGAATGTCCGAGACAGGCATTTTCTTTGAATTCTTGCCGGTAAGTTTGGCTAGACATCGATAGTAGTAACTACGCACAAGTCAACCTTCTTTCGTTTCATTTTCTTGCGGTCATTGGCTGCCATCTTTAGTAGTTCTGGCGCTACTTCGGCCACCACTTCGTCGAAATACTCTCTAAGCTTCTTTTCGTCCCATGTGGCCATGGCGTCTGGTAGCTCATGGACTGCGCTATTGTTTCGGTGCGAAACACAAAGGCAAATCTTGCCTGTCTCGGTGTCTTTAACCAGGCTCGTTTGGAAGCTCATTAGCAGCTAACTCCGGTAGTTTAGACTTCGCTAAGATGATTAGATCTTTCATCGACATCTTTGCGTATTCGTCTTCGTCGTCCTTTGGCCTATCGCGCCATCCGCACAGATTTTTCAGGCAAAAGATCAGCATTACGTTGTCGCCTTTCTCTGCCTTTTTGATCGCTGTGCGAATCATGTTAAAACGAGTAACTACGCTATTTTGTTCGCGAAATACGGAAAAAATAACTCCGAATTCGCGTTCTATAAAGTTAGATATCGTATCTTTATGGCATTTAAAGAAAGCCGCGCAATCCTCAAGCGATGGTTTGAGCCGCATAAAGGCCGTTAATTGGTCTTTGTCTAAATCTATCCTAGGCCTGCCTAGTGCCGCCATATTAATCCTTTTCACGCAATTGACTATCCTACTGCTTTGCATCATTATTTTACCAATAGCAACTCTTTGTCAAACTTATCAGGAGATTTTATGGACGTGTATAGCTGGCTTTTTATGCTTATCGGCAAGCTTTTGGCTGATGCAGGACTTCCTGCATGGCTAGCAGAGGTGGTCATTACTGCTTTAAAAAGCGTGTTAACGCCTGAAAAGCTATGCGCTGTAGAGAGCGAAGTGCGTGACCTATTTGCGATGGAGCTTCGCAAGCTTGAAGCTGCTAATCCCAACAGTGTCTTAACTACCGAGCTTGTGGACGCGATCTGTATCTTGCTTGGCTCTTCTAAGACGGCGTGAGGTGGTTATGGCTTTAGATGACAAGAGCATGGACAAGCTAAAAACCTGCGACGATCGCTTGCAAAAGCTATTTATCGAAGTCGAAAAGCATTGGCCTCTTAAGGTCATTGAAGGCCATAGAAACGAGGTTGACCAGAACGCAGCTTTTGACGCGGGCAAGTCTAAGCTGCGTTACCCTCATGGAAAGCACAACGCTACGCCGTCAATGGCGGTCGATGTTTCACCATTGCCGATTGACTGGACTAACACCGATAAAATGATCTATTTTGCAGGCTTCGTGGTCGGACTTGCCAGAAAGATGGATATCGAAATCCGGTGGGGGGGCGATTGGTCTGGCTGGCATGATCCGAAGCAAAATACGTTCAAAGACTTAGTTCACTTCGAGGTTAAGATTGGCTCCTAATCCCTACTCAGACATTCTTCAAATACAGATTGCCAGTGCCAATAATGCTATGCAATCAATGCTCAAAGCCAATCAAGTTGTATACGAATCATTTCAAACGCAGATAACTAAAATTATATCGTCAAATACTGAGGCGGTTTCGGCCAGCCTTGGCGACTATATGAATAAATTCCAATCGGAAACCGAAGCGATGGTCACTTTGTTACAAAAGCAGATGATGGAAAACACCAAGGCATAACGTCCTGTCCTGCCTTGGCGTTTAAGATCATTAGCCTACCGAGCTTTTGCCAGTCTCAGGTGGAGTGGATTGCGCCAGTTTGGCCAAGATTTGGGCAAAGGCAGCGGCCATGGATTGCGTAATTGCGGCAGCGGAATCAGCCGACGAGCTATCGACGATGCGTTGTGGAAGGTCAGCCGTAGCATTATTTCGGTTAGCAACAGCTTCTTCGATGTCTGTTTCGACGATGCGCTTAGTGAGCGAGCCCATAATGGCATTACTCAGAAGGCGCTGATTTTGCTGCGCATCAAGTGCGTTTTCAGCGGCTCGCAAGTTCAAACTCATGAACTGATTAGCCAAAAGTGCTGGCGTCTCAGCGATGGTTTTGAAGTTTGCGTTAACAACGGACGATACTACGCTTGGATCAAGATCACTAGCCATGGAATGCTCCTAAGATAATACTGGAAAAATGGTTTCCAGATTATCAAGCCATATTGCCGAAGATAAAGCAATCCCCGTCAAACCCATGCCGCTCTAGCTTCGTAAGCGGTCAATATTAAGACCATCCGACGATATGCGCTATTTTTCTATATTATCCGTAGGGTACCTGCTCTTATGATTGCCCTGTTGCTTGGCCAGCTTGATATAGTCCTGTGCGCTCATTTCGCGCCTAGGTACAAAAAAGCACCGCGATATAGCTTTAATTAGCCAACAGACTATGATAACCGAAAACAGCAGCAAAAGTAGCGCGGTTATCATGATCCCAGCTGCTACCCAAAATTCGATCAGTTTGTCCATTATTCTTCGTATCCGATGAGCATGATTCTACTATAAATATCTCCTGAAGCTTTCATTGACGATTCAAATGAAATTGCGTCCTGTTCTGTTTTGTACATGGTTTCAAACGTAGGTCCTTTAACCAGCCATCGAATAATTTTCCTTGGTTCTTTCCATTCTTTCACCAAGTCCAAAATATCTTCTTCAAAATATTCGTCTAAACGGCCTTCAATGCTCCATTCTGCATAAACAATTCCCCCGTCATTATCATAAAATGCGCCAAATACCGGGAAATCACGGTTTTCTTCATCAAATGGTTCAAGAACCGCTTGGATAAACACCTTCGTCCCATTCCTGGCTCGGTGATATGTGCCTGGCATGATGCTTGCTGGATTTTCGTGGCACTTGCTCATTTTTTGCCTTCTAGCTGAGTCAGAATCTTATTAAATAGGTACTTAGTGCGTATGTATTCTTCTAGCTTAACGATTTTTTTAAACTTGTCTTTGCCGTCCTTAACCTCGGAGTATTCGTTAGCTGCTTTCAGCCAGTCTTTTGCAGCTTCAAGCGTCAAATCAATATCAATAATGTCATCTAGAGTGATCTCCACAACTTCAAGTGTTTCGTCTTTGTAATCGCAGCTCAGGTGTCCAATTACTGCAAACTTATCTTCGATCATTGCTGCTCCAACTCGGCTAACATGGCAATCGCCACCAATTGCGATGTCGTCATGATTTGCTACCTATCACAAATATCTTGCCGAAAGGCGTGTGCAGCTTCGCGGCTGGTAGGTTTTTAAATTCGTCATCTATTACCAACAGGTGGGCCATCTCCCGCCGTAAGCGTTCGTAAGCGCCTTGGCTTAATTGCAAAGCTTCCGGCGGCTTTATTCCCTCATCGGCAAAGCTTGCCATCATCATTTCGATCAGCTGATAGACGCATTTCATCTCAACCCCTATAGCTCGTAAGCTCCGCCTTGCGTTTTCTATACTGCGCGTCCTCGTCTAGGTGTATGTAGCGCCCGCCCTTCATTGCGCAGTTCTTACAGCGCTCCACGTCGATCCATCCTCCGCGCTCACCAAGCCAGTAGCGGGCCTGGCAGTCGGGACAAATGACGTTGTACTTGTCCACAGACTTGGTGGGTGTCGGTCGGCAACCGCCGCGAGGACGTAGGTGGGCGTTAGTGGTCATAATTTCTGTTCCTCTGCGGCCAATAGGCCTCGGCCATATCCCCACATTCTTGGTTTTTTGATGCGTTTTTTAGCCATAGCCAGAGCCAGAGCCAGAGCCATAGCCAGAGCCATCGCCATAGCCATCGCCATAGCCATCGCCAGAGCCATCGCCATAGCCAGAGCCAGAGCCATAGCCATCGCCATAGCCATAGCCATATCCATAGCCATAGCCATCGCCAGAGCCATAGCCATAGGCGCTATTTACTTCGCCCATACCTTTACCGCCTTGATGCTCGCTTCGGCCTTTGGAGTTACGTCCAAAATCTCGATGGCCTCTAAAAGATCCACGTGATCAACCTCTACGGGAAACTTGCAGTTATCGGGATCACTAGTTCCGTCAACGGCAAGCTGGCTGAGAGAAGCGGCTCCAGACCAGTACCAGATGCGCCGGGCGTTTCTTAAGACCACCTCGCGGCCTGTGCGGGACTCAAGATTTCCGGCAAAGACGCCAGCAGAGTAAGTGCGAACAATAACGTATTTCATTTGGTCTGCTCGTGAGCTTGTGGGTTGCATTCTGGCGCAATAAATTTGTCATTCATTTGTTGCAACAGATACCGTTGGCGATATTCGCTAAAGCCGCCATCCGTAAACGTATCAAGGATAAAATTGGCCATCATAATGGCATCGTCGATGTCGATGATTACAAGTTCACTTGCTACGTATGCTCCGCTCTTGCCAATAACCACGCTTCCATATTCATCTGGGTAACAAAACGTTTTATTTTCTGATCTGTATTCAGGCCTGTTAATCTTAATGTTTTCCAGAGCCTTTTTGTAATCGTCGCACTTCGTCATTTGTCGCCTTTAATGCTGGTAATAAATTCGTCCAAACTGTGAGCCATAAAGCACCTAACACCGTGGTCCATTAGACGCGAGTGCCATGCCTCTTGTTCAGGCGTTGGTTTTGCACCAAATCGCTTTAGTTCGCAAGCGAAAAGTTGGCCGGTTTTGTCGTCAAGAATACCAGCGATATCTGGGAAGCCTTTTAGTGGGTTTTTAGAGAATCTTACGCCGTTTTTGCCACCACCACGGATCACAGGACCAATCGGCATACGCCACCACAAATATCCCTCAAGTGTGAGCCACTGGCATACGTCCGAAAGAACCTGTGATTCTGGGATCATCTTGGCAGCCTTTTTAGCTGCCTTCAGGTCATCTGCTGGGAACAAGCTTGGGCGTTTTACCTCCGAGATCACCATATATACCGCCTAGTTCTAGGTACCGCTTTAGTAGGCGGTCGTAACTCTCTTTTGATGCCGGGAATTTATCATCCGTAAGCCTACTTTTTAGCTCGTGAATGTCAAGCGTTGATACCCAATCAACCTCGGTGTTTTCCTTCGGTTTGTTGATTCTTTTCATATACTCCGCGTAACTAGCCATACTCTGATTCTCCTGTGCCTTGAGTGATGATGGATCTGCGGCATATGCCACACTTTCCGCTAAGTATCTGTCAAGATTGCCGGGAGCAATCACTCCCTGTGCTTGACGCTTCGTCGCCACTAGATAGGGCAGCAGAGCATCAAAATCCGCCGTGCTGTACTTCTCAGCGCACGCCCGTATCGCAATGGCCCACTCAGCGTGCGGGGGATAAAAAGCGGCCTTTCCGCCATCGTCACGCCCAGGCCTGTTCGCAGCATTGACCAGACTGGCCAACAGGTCCAAGCGGGGCTTCGGCAGGCTTGGCTTTGCGATGGCTCCAATGAAGTCGCGCTTCACCCTCGGCACTGTCGGCATGTCCGGCTGGCTGGGTGCAGGGAGAGGGGAGGGGGGGGATATAGATAAAGGATTCTTAGGATACTTAGGATGCTTAGGATCTTCATCGTCTGTGTGACTATCTGAAAAGTCTGTGTGACTACCTGAAAAGTCTGTGTGACTACCTGAAAAGTCTGTGTGACTACCTGAAACCTTAGAGCGGTCACTGTGACTACCTGTAGTCGTGTTTATGCGGTCACTGTGACTATCAGAATCCGTGTTTAATTCGTCGTCGATTTCGATCTGCTCAAACACCCTTTCGGTCAGCCAATAGGTGTTAGGAGCTTGCTTGCCGTTGATGCGCTCGCTCTGGGTCTTGATGTAGCCCTTCTTACCTAGGACCATCACCGCCCGGTAGCAGGACGAATGGCTAAAGCTTGTTCCCTTGGAGATCTCAGCCAGCGACATGTAACGGGAGCTTGAAAAGTCCCGGAAATCTATGTGACTGGCGATCTCATGGAGTATGGCCTTTTCGATGCCAGTTATGCCCATGATTAGACGGATGGCTTCTAAGTGCCTTCCACCTCTATATTTATCTCTAGCGCCCAAAACAACTCCCTTGCTTTAGAGATCATCCAGCGCTAGAAAATAACTGCGCTGGCCTTCATCAGATACCGATGGCTAATTCCATCCGTATCGCATTGAAACGCTTGCCTAGTTACTGGTCGGATCGGTAGTTGCTTTCGGGTAACTACCGATTTGCCGTTTTGGGAGACTACGGACGGAAAAAGGCCCCGTCAACAAATGACAGAGCCAAAAAGCGTGTAGTTCGTTCAAAGAGGGAGCGATGAACCTAGAAACTATATCGCACTATCCCTGTCTGTGCCATCCCACGCATTTATGCGCAGCGTTGCGGCAAATAACTCATCTGCGCTCTTGTCGCTCACTTTGAAATCTTCGCCGAGAAGCTGCCTAGGCTTATAGCCGTTGCCAAGGCTTTCTTGGATTGCAGCGTTGAATTCGCCAAGCGCCTTAGCTCGGCGGTCGGCTGGCGTAGGTGATGGCTGTGTTCGCGAACCAT